CAATCAATCTACAAACTCCCCAGAAAGTATTTTGATAGGTTCTCTGTTGTGATTGGGGATGAGGCTCACCAGTTTAAATCAAAGTCATTAGTATCTATAATGGGAAAACTTGGAGATGCTAAGTATCGTTACGGTTTTACAGGAACATTGAGTGGATCACAAACTCATAAGTGGGTGTTAGAAGGATTATTCGGACCTTCTTATAAAATTATAAAGACTGATGAGTTAATGAAGAAAGGACATGTAGCAACTTTAGACATAAATGTGCTACTACTCAAACATCCACCAAATAGGTTTGAAACATTTGAAGATGAAGTTCAATATATCATTACTCATAATCAGAGAAATAATTTTATAAAAAACTTAGCACTTGATTTGAAAGGAAATACTCTCATACTCTTTGCTAGAGTAGAAGGGCATGGAGAACCTTTATATAATTTGATAAATACAAGTGGTATTATTAATCGTCATGTGTTTTTTGTTCATGGTGGGGTTGCCACCGAAGATAGAGAAAAGGTACGAGAAATCACTGAAAGTGAGAATAATGCGATTATCGTTGCATCCTACGGGACGTTTTCCACTGGCATTAACATTAAGAACTTGCATAATGTAATTTTTGCATCTCCCTCTAAATCTAGAATAAGAAACCTCCAATCAATTGGAAGGGTGTTAAGAAAGGGAAGTAACAAAACAAAAGCGACTTTATATGATATTGCAGATGATATCAGTTATAAGTCAAGGAGAAATTATACATTGAATCATCTCATAGAGAGAATCAAAATTTATAATGAAGAGAATTTCAACTACGATATAGTCAACATACCTCTTAAAAAACAATGAAAGATTTTTACGCAACAATTAAATTAATTACTGGCGAAGAAATCTTTGCTCTAGTATCTGTTGATAATGAAGAAGATGAACCAGTAATTATCATGCAAAACCCAGTAGTAATGAAAGTGTTATCTACTGGTAAAGGTCAAATGATGAAGATAAGACCTTGGTTAGAGGTACCTGGTGATGATGTTTATATTATGAAATATGATAAAATTATCACTATGAGTGAAGTAAAAGATAAAATGATTACTTCAATGTATCAGGCATATTGTGAAGAAGGTGACTTTGACTTCGGTACTTTTGTTGATGAAAGTATGAAAACAGACAAAAGGAATCATGAAGTAACTAAAAAAATGGGATATATCTCTACTGTGGAGGATGCTCGTAGGAAGTTAGAAGATCTCTTTAAAGATACTTAAGATACTTCCATCCCTCCAAACCTTACAAAGGTTATTGTACATGATTTGCACACACTTGTCAAGTATGTTATAATATAGACATGGATAACGGAAAAATGTAATGGTAAGAAAGAAGTCAGAACACTACGTTAACAATCGAGAACTCTTGGAAGCACTTATTGTTTACAGAGCGAAGGTTGCTAATGCAAAGGAGAACGACTTACCTAAACCACGTATTACAAATTATCTTGGAGAATGTTTCTTGAAGATAGCAACACACCTATCATATAAACCAAATTTTGTTAATTATATGTTTCGTGAAGATATGATATCTGATGGAATTGAAAACTGTGTTCAGTATATTCATAATTTTGATCCAGAGAAGTCAAGAAATCCATTTGCCTACTTTACTCAGATTATTCATTATGCCTTTCTCAGAAGAATACAGAAAGAAAAGAAACAACTAGAAATTAAAACAAAGATAATTGAGAAGACTGGATTTGATGAAGTTATGGCAGTTGATGATAATTCATTAGCAGGTAGTAGTTCTGATTATAATACAATTAAAGATAACATTACATATAAGAATAATAACAGATGAAAGTTGCGATCATTACTGATCAGCATTTTGGTGCCCGAAAGAGTTCTAAGATACTGCATGATTACTATGGAAAATTTTATCAAGATGTATTTTTTCCATATTTGAAGGAGAATAATATTAAGACTTTGATTGATATGGGTGATACCTTTGATAATCGAAGAACTATTGATTTATGGGCGATAGATTGGGCAAGAAATAATTATTATGATATTCTTCATGATATGGGTATTCAGATTCATACTGTGGTTGGAAATCATACAGCATATTATAAAGATACAAATGAGATTAATACCATTGATTTATTGTTGAAACAGTATGATAATATTACAACCTATGCTGAGACAGAGGAAATTAAGTTAGGTAATCTCAGTGTCTTACTAATACCTTGGATTAACTCAGAGAATGAGGAAACTTCATTTAATGTGATCAAAAGTAGTAAATCAAAAGTTGCTATGGGTCATTTGGAGTTGAATGGATTTAGAGCACATCGTGGTCATGTGATGGAAGATGGAATGGATATTGATATATTTGATAAATTTGATAAGGTATATTCTGGTCACTATCATACAAGATCTGATAATGGGAAAATATATTACTTAGGTAATCCATATGAGATGTTTTGGAATGATGTAAATGATCCTAGAGGATTTACTATATTTGATACAGAGACAACTGATCATTTTCATGTAGATAATCCATATAGAATGTTTTACAACGTATACTATGAGGATACACCCCACCAATTATTTGATGCTAGTGAGTTTAAAGATAAGATAGTAAAGGTTATAGTCCGTAAAAAAACTGAACAGAAAAAATTTGAAAAGTTTTTAGATAAGTTGTATTCGGTAGGTGTTCATGAGTTGAAGATTGTAGAAAACTTTGCAATACAGGAGAGTGAAGAGTTTGAAGTAGAGGAAACTGAAAATACAATATCAATTTTGAATAGATATATTGATGAGAGTGATATGGATTGTGATAAATCCGTAGTTAAAGGTATTTTACAGAAGATATATTCGGAAGCCTGTGAGGTAGAGTGATGTTTATCTTAGCGAGTAAAAATAGTGCGGAGCAAGGTGCTTACGCAGTGGAAAATCAGGAGGGTGAAAATGTTTTGTTCTTCTTTGAAGAGGAGGATGATGCAGATAGATACGCTATGTTGTTGATGGCAGATGAAGATCGCTCTTTATCTGTAGTTGAAGTTGAAGAAGGACTTGCAATTCGTACGTGTAAGATGTATAATTATAGATATGCAGTGATAAAACCTGAAGACATTGTTATACCTCCCAATAAATTAGATGATAACCTTTCAAAAGATTAAATGGAAGAATCTTCTTTCCACAGGAAACCATTGGACAGAAGTTGATTTTCAGAGTAGTCCTACCAATCTTGTGATTGGGACAAATGGTGCTGGAAAGTCTACTATCTTAGACGCACTTACTTTTGTTCTTTTCAATAAACCATTTCGTAAAGTTAATAAATCACAATTAGTAAATGCAATTAATGAGAGGGAGTGTCAAGTAGAAATAGATTTTAATATTAATACAAAACAATACAAGGTTCAAAGAGGTATCAAACCAAGTATATTCAACATAACAGTTGATGGTGTTGAACTTCATAAAGAGGCAGATGACCGTGCTATGCAGAAGATACTAGAGCAAGGCATACTGAAACTGAATTATAAATCTTTTACTCAGATAGTTATATTAGGTAGTAGTTCTTTTGTTCCTTTTATGCAACTATCTTCACCTAATCGAAGAGAGGTGATAGAGGATCTACTGGACATACGCATATTCTCTGCGATGAATAACTTGATCAAGGATAGAATACGTGAAAAGAAAAATAATATTAAGTCTTTAGACCTTAAGAGAGATAATATTAAGGATAAAATGAACATGCAACAGAAGTTTATTACTGAACTTGAAGACATGGGAAAACAGAATATAGAGAAAAATAAAGGTAATATTAATACATTGATTGCAGAATCAGATCAGTATGTGATGGATAATGAAAATATAGAAAAAACAGTAGTAAAGAGAACTGAAGAGCAAAGTAAACTCATTGGATCAGGTGAGAAGTTAGCAACTCTTAACAATTTGAAAGGTAAAATATCCAATAAAGTATCAACCCTTACTAAGGAACATAAGTTCTTTACTGATAATGTATCATGCCCTACATGTACCCAACCTATAGAAGAATCATTCAGATTAAATAGAATTAATGACGTTCAAACTAAAGCAAAGGAACTTAAGAAGGGTTACGAAGACCTTGAAAAGACCATCAAAAAAGAGCAAAACCGAGAGCGTCACTTCAACAAATTATCAAAGGAGATTACCAAACTCAACCATGACATTTCTCAGAACAACACTAGGATTAATCTCAACCAGAAACAAATCCGAAACCTTGAATCTGAAATTCAAACACTTACCAGTCAACTTAAAAACAGAAATACTGAACATGAGAAATTAAAAGAGTTTAAAGGAAATCTCGACAAAACTACCGAAGAGTTATCAATACAAAAGGAAGACATACAATACCATGACTTTGCATATTCACTGTTAAAAGACGATGGGGTGAAGACAAAGATCATTAAAAAATATCTTCCATTCATAAATCAACAAGTGAATCGTTTTCTTCAAAAGATGGAGTTCTACATTAACTTCCAACTTGATGAAGCATTTAGTGAAACAATTCAATCTCCCTTACATGAGGACTTTACTTATAGTTCATTTAGTGAAGGTGAGAAGATGAGAATTGACCTAGCACTTTTATTCACTTGGAGAGAAGTTGCAAGAGTAAAGAACTCAGTCAATACTAATTTATTGATTATGGATGAAATTTTTGATAGTTCTCTAGATACTTTTGGAACTGATGATTTCCTTAAAATCATTAAGTTTATAATTAAAGATGCGAATACCTTTGTTATCTCACATAAAATAGATATGCAGGACAAGTTTGAAAATGTCTTGAAATTCGATAAAGTAAAAGGATTCTCTCAAATAGTGACATGAACA